AATTGGAGGACTAAATGGGAGAGGGAGTTATAATTTGCGCTATGATATGCGCGACAATAATTTTCCTTGTCGCCTTTGGCGGCAAAAAGAAATAAGGAGCCTATTATGACAAACGACGAATTAAAGGCGGCGCTTTTTAGCAGCTGCCCCGTTGAGTATAACGGCGCAGTTTATAAAAAAGTTACTGCTATTATTTACCGAAATGTCGGCGGGACTTTGGCAATACAAGCGGAGCTCCTCGACAAATGCGGTAACAGCGTAGCAATAGTAAACCCTAAAAATGTTAAGGAGGTTACATTATGACAACACCAACAAGAAAAAATCCCCGCAAAAGTGCGGAGAGGCAAATACTTTTCTATGCTCTTTGTATTTTCCTTATAGGCGCTCTTATAGGCGGAGGAATAGCTGTTGCAGCTAAAGCTATAAGCAGCAGCAACACCGACACAGACGCGCCATACGGCACCAGGGACGGCAAAACATTAACGGGCTCGGCTCCGTATGAATATTTGAGTGAGCTTTCCTTTGAGCCGTTAGAGTGCGGCTTGCCCGTAGAGCTGCAAGAGTATACCTATTATTTATGTGAGGCTTATTACATAGACTTTGAGTTTGTAATGGCGCTTATGTACGTAGAGTCCTCTTTCCGCGCTGATGTAGTTAGCAGCACAAACGACTACGGCTTATTACAGATAAACAAGTGCAACCATAAGCAGCTCCAGGAAAACCTCGGCGTTACCGATTTTTTAGAGCCTTACCAAAATATACGAGCTGGGCTATATATCCTCCGAGGACTTTTTGAAAAGTACGACGAGCCCGCGCTCGTTCTTATGGCTTACAATATGGGAGAATACGGCGCCTCCGTCCTTTGGGAAAATGGCGTATATGAAACAACACACTCGCTAAAAGTCCTCGCACAAGCCGAAATATACGAAAATCAATCAAACGAATAAAGAAAAGCGGCTACCGCTCCGCCCGAGTGATAGCCGCTTGCAACAACCTTTTGTGCTGCTCAATTACATATTTATTATAGCACAAAGGTAACAAAAAGTCAATAGATTTAGCAGAAAAAGCCCTCTGCTTTTTAGGGCTCGTAATAGATAATATCTTAACGACCAAAAGAGAACGGGACAGAAATTTATATTTTTGCTTATTGACTATGTAACCGAGTATATAGCTTTGACGTAGCAGAGCGAGAGGGCGCGTAAATGCGAGCCCGAGTATAAGAGCGCGTCTGCTATGTGATTTAAGTGCAAAGAATAGAGGGCGGCGCAGATAGGAAACCCTCTCCCGCTCTTTTCTTTTCCCTTATGGAAAACCAAAGCGTTAAACCTCGGGGTTTGGGGCAGAGCCCCAAGTATAAAAACACGGAGGTTAATATATGCGTTGCTTATACAGAGAAAAAAAGCACCTATGCGGAGAGTATTTAGAAATAGACATATTCCCCGTATTTGAATATCAAAAAGGACGCGGCAAGAAAAGAAAGCCAACAAGCGAAACTCAAAAGAAATTAAACCAACGGAACGCCGAGCGAAAGTTAATACGTTTACTCAATACAAATTTTACAAAAAAGGACATACGCTTTGACCTTACATACGACGAAACACACCGCCCCGAAACTCCCGAGGACGCACAACGGGAAATGCAAAATTTTTTACGCAGAGTAAAGCGCTTTCGCAAAAAGCATAGTTTGCCCGAGCTCAAATACGTAGCGGTAACGGAAATCGGCAAAACCAACAAGCGACTACATCACCATATCGTTATGAGTGGCGGCGTAGATATAACCACTCTTGCGGAAATATGGGGAAAAGGCTATACAACCGCAAAGCCCTTACAGTTTGACGAAAGCGGCATAGTCGGCATTGCAAAATATCTCGTAAAGGAGCCTATACTCGGTAAACGCTGGTGCGCCTCGCGCAACCTTGAGCAGCCGAAAGTATCGGAGAGGGACGGAAAAATACCGCAGTACAAAGTTAAAGAATTTTACAACAGCGGCTACGACAACAAAGAAGAACTCGAGCGCTTATATGAGGGTTTTTCCCTTACAGACGTTCAGCCGTATTACAACGAAATCAACGGCGGCTATTATTTGACCGTCCGAATGTACAAAAAAACAGCTCCGAAACGGAGTAGAAAGCGAGGGTACAATGCAAAAGAATAAAAACGAGCCTACGGGAAAGGAGAAAAAGAAAATGTCAATGTATATTTTCCCCGTTGCGCTTATTGCGCTTGATGTAGGCGCCGCCGTTATGTGCGTTTTCGGGAAAGATTATAAACGCGCCGTATATTGGCTTGCGGCTGCGGTGCTCAATGTAACAGTAACATTTTAGGAGGTTTGAAAATGAAAATTGTACTTGATAATGGCGCTATTATGCCTACCAGGGCGCACGACACAGACGCGGGGTATGACCTTTACGCAAGGCAAAAGCAGATAGTGCCCGCCAGGGAGTCAGCTTGTTTCGATATTGGCGTACATATCGAAATTCCCGTAGGCTACGTAGGATTTTTGAAAAGCAAAAGCGGACTAAACGTAAAACACGGCATTACCAGCGAGGGCGTTATAGACTCGGGGTATACGGGCTCTATTGTCGTTAAGCTGTACAACAATAGCGGCTACGATTATACCGTAAACGAGGGCGACAAAATAAGCCAAATTGTGCTTTTGCCGATTTTTACGCCCGAACTCGAGCAAGTAGACAAGCTCGAAAATACCGAGCGCGGAGCGGGAGGCTTTGGCAGCACGGGAAAATAACAAAATTTCGGAGGTGATATTATGAATTATTTTAAGGCAGCGGAGCAAGTGCTCTCCTCCGTTCCGACGCTCGAGCAAGCCCTGGGAAATTTAGAGCGTAGAAAGCAGCGACTTATAGACAGCGGAGCGCCGAGCGAGGGTAGTAACATAGACTACTCAAAGCCGTTTACGGACTCTCACTATGTCAATGACACACTCAACGAGCTTTTAGAGCTTGCCGAGTGCTCAAGAAATATTGCCGAAACAAAAGAGCGGCTCGGAGAGGTAAAAGACATATTAAAGCAGCTCTCGGAAGAACACGCAAAAATTATTTCTTTGTGGTACATAAAAAAGCTGTCAAAAGAGCGCGTTATGGAGGAAATGTACGTAGAGTCGCTAACGACGGTATATAACCTCCGAAATAGAGCCGTAGCGGAGTTTGCTTTGCTATATTACGGCGCCTCTGCGCTACGCTCAATTTAGCATTTGAAAAAATAGTGTATAGAAATTTGCTTTTAGGTGTAGTAAACTGATAACATAGAAATTGACGGTTAGGCGAGCTGCACACAAGCGGCTCGCTTTGTCGTTGTTTTGGGAGCAGATATAACACACAAAGGCGGAGAGGGCGGGACGCTGTTATATGCGAGAATTTGCACGCAAGTTTTATTTGAGCAAAGCCTGGCGAGATACCAGGGAATATATATATAAGCGCGATATGGGCTTATGTGTACGCTGCGGCAAGCCTGGGGAAATAGTACACCATAAAGAATACTTAACCCCAAAGAATATAGACAACCCGAGTATTACTCTATCCGAGGACAACCTCGAACTACTATGCCGAGAGTGCCACGCTATAGAGCACGAGGGAGAGCCAGCAACAGACGGAGCACTTATGTTTGACAACGAGGGAAACCTCGTAGAAAGAGAGGCTAACCTATGAGCAATATATGCGAGGTAGTTATATATACAAGCAACGCGGCGCTGTCCTTTAACGTCGCTGCTACTACAAGCGACTTTCAAAACAAGCTCGCGGCTGCACTCGAGGAGGGCACCGTAATACTTGACACCGTAGAGGGCAGCAAGTTAATACTTAACGCTATTAACGTTGTAGCTATTGAGGTAAATACGCCTACAATGTCTACCGAAAAAGAGCTTAATACTCCCCCCGTCAAAAATATTTGACTTTGTTTTTTATGAACCGTGTTTAAGCCCTTTTTATGACCGCCCCTTGTGTATATTACCCCCCACCCAAACAAGAAAAAGAAAGGAGTTTTAGAGTGGACTCTACATTATATGAGCGACAAAAGAAAGAGCAGAAAAGAATTAAGAAAATCTACAAAAATCTACCCAAAGAACAGCTCGAAATTGCAGAAAAGTTAATAGAAAGAGCCGCATATATGCTCGTTTCTTTGGAAGATATGGAGGAAAAAATAAACCTCGACGGGCTCGTAGTCGAAATGCCGCAAGGTAATTACACTATCGAGCGAGCGCACCCCTTATTACAGCCGTATAACGCAATGGTAAAGAACTATAACGCGACTATAAAACAGCTTTCGGAACTCTCCCCGAATATGGAGGCGGAGAGGGCGGGACAAGCTCTTATGCAGTTTGTTACAAAGCCAAACAAGGTAGTTAAAAAGGCTTGAATTGGGTTAAAGAATATTACCGCCGCATAGAAAGCGGCGAAATTATAACGAGTAGGCGCGTTAAGGCTGTCTACTCTCGACTTGTTGCGGAAATGGACGCACCAGCCGCAGACTCGCCGTATTATTTCGACGAGGAAACGGGCGAGCGCCCTATAGTCTTTATCGAAACTTTCTGCAAACAATCGCAAGGAACTATAGGAGCGCCTCTTGAGCTCGAATTATTCCAAAAGGCGTATATACAGCTCCTTTTCGGTTGGCTCGAAAAGGAAACGGGCTACCGCCGATTTAGAGAAACTATGTTTCTTTGCGGACGAAAAAACGGTAAGTCTACTTTGCTTTCGGGCATTGCGTTATATATGCTTATTGCCGACTATGAGGGCGCGGCGGAAATATACTCCGTCGCAACCAAGAAAGACCAGGCAAAAAAGGTACTTACCGAGGCTGTAAATATGATTAAGCAAAGCCCCGAGCTGCGGGCATTGCTTAAAAAGCGCCGTAATGACATTTACTTTCCCGCTACCTCCTCCGTGTTTGAGGCTCTCGCCTCGGACTCAAACACGCTCGACGGCTTGAACTCTCACGCCGTTATTATAGACGAGTTGCACGCTATCCGCGACAGAAACCTATACGAGGTTATGAAACAGTCCACCTCCTCGCGCCGTCAACCCCTCGTTGTTATGATAACGACAGCGGGTACGGTGCGCGAGTGCATTTTTGACAATATGTACGAGCTTGCCTGCGACCTCGCAGACGGAAAGAAAAAGGACGACACCTTTTTACCTATCCTCTA